TCTTCTTCGGTCAGTTGTCGAGTCACAACGTCACCGCGAGACTGAACAAGGCATCTATTTCTTCTGGCGTCTTGCCCAGGACGACCCTGGCTTCTTCGATCAACGGCCAGGTACGGCGCCAATCGTTGCGGTCGGCGTACTCAATCTGAACCGCTTGTGATTGCGCAGCAACCCAGGCTTCCACCAGTTCGATCAGGCCCACTTGCAGCAGGGCCAGTTTTCCCTGCGCCCTTGAACAGGACATACCCTCGCGGGCTTGTTGGGCCAATGCGGTAGCGCGTTCTTCAGGAGTGCCAGCGGCGTAGACGGCGACACCCACTACACCATCGCGGGTTTCCAGTACCGGAGACTGCCAGCCCAGGGGCGCATCGACGGCTTCGCGCCATTCCGGCACCATGTCATAGGCGGCCAGGTCCAGTAGCTCGGGATTGCCGCAGGAAGTCAGAGCCTTTACGGCGGTGTCCGTGGCGTTGTGCGGCCCGGATAGAATAGTGGTGCGGGTGGGGTCGAGATGGTAGTACATAGGTTAGGTCCAGGCAGCCGGTATGTCGGCCCAGTTAGAAAGGGAAGAGGCATCGTGGCCCTGGAAACAGTCCGTTTTGGTTGCGGCACCAGAACCGAAATCGCACGACCAGAGGGCTGGAGCGGTACCCTGCGTTCCCGTGAATGCGCCTGTCAAGCGGAAACACTCAGCGAAGGTAACTGTTTTATTGAGGAACCGCGTACCTTCCTCGCCGGCGGCAAAGAAGATGTCACTGCGCAGTTGAAGTTTGTTGCAGCCGTAGAAAGCGCGATAAAAACTTGTAGAAGCGGTGTTGTAGCGGAATAGGTCGGCTGGTATCGAGGCCACGGCTGTGCAACCATAAAATACGTCCCTGAATCCCTCTCCACTGACCAAAGTGTTATATCGGAAAAAGTCTGCTGGGACTGATGTTATTTTGTGGCAGCCATAGAAACAAAGCCTAAATGCATTTTCAGTGACTAAAGTATTGTAGCGGAACAGATCGGCGGGTAGCGATCCGGTCAAACCTGTACATAGATAGAAGGTGGCGTAAAACCCAGCACCACTGACCAAAAGGTTGTAGCGGAATAGGTCGGACGGAATCGAGGTTATGCCAGGGCATTCCCCAAAAGTGGAATAGAACCCATCTGTACTAGCTAGAGTGTTATAACGGAACAGGTTGGCAGGTATTTCGGTTAGGATGGTACCATAAAAAGTCCCCTTGAATGCAAGCGTACTGACTTGAGGATTGTAACGAAACAAATCTGCCGGGACTGACGTTATACCAGTGCAGTAAGTAAAGGTGTCATTAAAATTAAGCAGCCCTGGAATATAGGGAGCCGCCTTCGTCGCTTTTAATCGCGCCCTATTGGTCGCGTTACTGCCCAGCCGGATATTGCCGCCCGAGGCAAACGACCCCGATATTTTTACCGCATAAGTTCCGGCGTTAGTGTAGGTGTGGGTTTTTTGTCCAGTGGAGGTGTAAAGATCCGCCGCGCTTCCATCGCCCCAATCAACCGTAATACTAGGTGATGTGCCAGCGTTAATATCTACCGTATAGGTCTGACTAGAACCTGTCGTTGTAACAGTCAGATCCCAGGTCTTCGGGGCTTTACTGATCCCCAGGATCGCGGCTTGTGCTGAGCCGATCATCAGAGTTCAACCCCCGCCACAAAGCCCAGCCAGCGGGAATCCGTATCGTCCCAGATGAAAGTCAGCACGTTCACCTTGTCCGCCGTGGTGGTCAGAGTCGGTGCGGTATTATCTACGGTGAGCCATTTAATCGCGGGGCTGCTATTCCAGGTCGGGGTATAGGTAGCGCACTCGATGATCAGGGTGAAGGATTGACCCAAGTCGCCAGGATCAGCGGGCATCGTGAATTGATGGTTCCCGCCGAGGATGAATCGTTGCAGGTTTCCGTTGGCCAGATCGAGCGTGACGTTACCGGAAGTCGTGGCGGCGTAACGGGTTTCTTTGACGTTGGTTAGGGTGCCGCCGGAAGCGGCCAACTTGGCATCATTCAGCGCCTTGCCTTGATTTGCCGATAAAGCTGAGGTGCTGCTGGTGCTATTGAGTGCGTCGATTATCTCGATATCACCCGGCTGGAGCGCCGTGCCAGCAGCATCAAGCGCCGCCAGTACCGCATCTACATCAGCATAGCCGGTTAATTCAGCCGTTTCACTCATTGGGGACTCCTAGATCCAAGCCAGCGGTGATGGAAATCAGACGATAGCTTATTTGGCATACTCTTCTTTTGATCCGAGGTCATTCTTTTCGATGTGCAGGTCCGCACTCAGCAGCCAGCAGGTGCCACCGAATGTATCAGCACCACCTTGAACACGCTTAACTTGCGCGTGAAACATCGAGCTAATGGTCGCGTTGGTCGGGGTGATCGGGGCGAAGGCGAGGATGGCGTTACCATTGATACCCGCGTTGGCCGCCCGGGTCAGCGTACCGTAGACCGGCGAACTGTCGGCGCCACCCGTGCCGTCGATGGGCGTGAAACGATAGATCATCTGGAAAACGATATCGCCCCCCGCTACGTCATCGGGCACGTAGAGGTGCAGATGCGGTACAAATGCCGCGCCAACTTTGGCGGCATGAGCGATCTGCCAGACGGCATTCATCTCCTCGGCGGACGAGCTATTGGCAAACTCTTGCGCCCGCAATACCGATGAATTACCAACCAGGGTAATGTTTGGCGCCGCTTGGCCAGTAAGCTGAATATATGTGGTTGGTAATAGGTCGTCCCAGACTGTTGCGTCACCTACCAGGCGGACAGTTCCATCAATGTCAATTTCTAAATAGTCGTTTTCCCCGCCCAGCTTGGTGGCGGTACCAGACTGAGGTTGGACGGCGGTCAGGGCTTTGCCGAGGGCGGCATCAACGGCGGCGCCATTAGCGATAGTTGCACTGGTATAAGCTGGCATCATCAGGCCCCCGTACCGTAATACACACCGTCATTGGTGCGATAGTAGATTCCATCCGCCGTGCGATATTCCACCATGGCGCTCTTATTAGGAGCATAGGGGGTGCTGGCCAACCAGGACCGACAGGATCGCAACAGGGCGGTTAAGCGCGTGAGAGCGGCCATCGCTAACTCGGGGTCCAGGCGGTCAGTGCCACTAAAAGACTGTCTTTGCGTGAGCGCGCGCACACATACCCGGGTCCAACCAGATTCCGATTCAAACTGTCTTTCCCGGTGCGATCACTCAGTAAAGCGTGTCCCACGACCGTAATCGCTTCATCCAATGTTTCCATGGCCGCCCATTCGCCACTTTCTTCTTCACCACCATCCGCGTCCCAAACATAGATTTGCGCCAAAGCTGCCACTAGGTACCGATCCCCGTCGCCTGGCTCAGCGATGTTGTTGAGTGCCGTCAGATCGGCCACCACACCATCCATTCCAGTGGTGTCAAGGATCGCCACGTCTACCCGATGCACGACAAAATCCGGCAGGAGGGTCAACAAAAATTCATCCCCTGCCATGACAAGCACAGACCAAGAGGGGCTTAAGACGGGATTGGTAGTGGCCACAGCGATTCCCTGGGATGAGTTGGTTAGCGTTAGTATGCCGTCACGACCGCACGCTTCCCGCGCTAACAAAATGGCGCCCGTAGGCGCCATGGTGTAGGACGAGAAACGGCTTGCAGGGTTACGTCAAAGTTTCCACCGCTGTCGCGGCCAGGGAAGCGAGGGCTGGCGTATTGACATACGTCACGGTGATATCGGCAGCATTGAGATCGGTGGTATTACCGACAAAGTTACCGTCCGTACCATTCTCAACCACGATATAGCCTACCCGTACCGTATTGACGGCCACCGCCGGCAAACTGGCAATCGCCAAGGCTTTAGTGTTGGCGTCTGCCGTCTTGGTACAGGTAATCGTGCCCGCCGAATCCATGTCGAAGTAATAGGCCGCCGCCTTACCTGTCGCCAGGTTGCCGGTGGCCAGTGTCGGCATATTCGTACCGGCAGCCTTCACGATGACCTTACCCTCTACCAGGGCTGAAAATTCAGCCGTGGTTTCGACCAACTTGTGCGCGGCTTCCTCTTCCAGAAAGGCAGCCGTTAATATCGTGCCGCCCGTGTAATGGACATCGGAAACAAACTGACGCAAAGCGTTAAACTGAACGATCAAGTCAGCCAGTTTCGTCCCCAGTCCGGCGCGCTTAGCGGCTGGCATGGAACGATCCAGGCTGTCGATCTGGCTGAGACTAATGCTCATACAGGATTCCTCTGGGTACGTGACCGCCGGCTAACCGGACGCGGCAGGTCACTCGGGGACGGAAGATGGGCCGCAGCATCAACAGCCGCCAGCGATGGTGCGAGAACATTCTCTGACCCTCCCCAGCGGGCATAGCCGGGGATGGTCAGAAACCGCTGCGCCACGTCTACCGGCAGGTCTTCCGAGACCCACCCGATCGGGGTGGACTCGAAAGACCAACCGTTAATCAGCGTACTGCAGTGCGGCAACGTGCAGATTACACGCATGGCGTCAGGCTCAACCGAAGGGCCGCCAGATGGCGCCGTTGGGCAGAACGTTCTTGATGACGACGTGCTGGTTGCGCTTGGAGATGCGCAGGAAGCCGAACATCAACAGCGCCCAGGGCACCACGGCAGCATTGGTCGGATACAGGGCGAACTTGGTCAGCGGCAACAGCTTACGCCAGGTAACGGCGTGATGCCCCGGTGACAAGTTGAGGATATACGCCTTGCTGGTGCCGGGGATGTCGCGGTTGTAATCGACAAACGTGGTGGTGGCACCCGATTCCTTGGCGATGCGCTTCACCAGCCGGAAATCGCTGTTACCGTTGCTGCCGTTCTTGGCAGACCGATAAATCGCGTAACCTGTTTCGGTTCCGCCGGTCGCAGAGGTAATAGTCAGCGTAACCTTCTCGCCAGCCGCCACAGCCGTCTGCGAGGACTTCACGAGAGTGGACTCGCCGTTCTTATTGACAGCGGCAACAGCATAGTAATAGTTGCCAGCATGGGCAGCGCCAAACTTCGAGCTGGCATGACTGGCCATCGCAGCCGTCACGCTGTCGGGGACATTGGCGGCATTGGCAGCGGCAACGGCGCTGTAGCGCACGGCAAACGGGGTCTGCTGGGCCTCGTCACGGATGAAAATGTCCGGATTGGCGCGGATATCTCCCCAGGAGGTCCGGATGCCCTTGACCGGGGCGCCGAGCATGATGTCCTGGCCGGTTCCGGAGAGGGAGACACGGAAGGCCGGGTCGAGCCCGGTGTCGAAGTCGGCCTGCACCAGCGGAGACATAAACAGATCGGTCGGCACACCAAAGTTGCCCAAACCGATGATGGTGGCAGCAGCCTTGTTGACGTGATCGATGCTGGCCAGAGACTGGGCTTCGGCATCAAGTACATGATCAGCGCTGTTCAGGCTTTCCATTTGCGCCAGAATGCCATCAAACTCAGAGGGCACGACAGTCGAATCACCCTCGAAGCACAGATGCTCCACGTCGCGCAGCAGGCGCAGGGTGCCCATCTGGTTTTCCTGGGCCTCGGCCTGGACGATGGCATTCTGCAGGGTCTGGACGAAAGACACCTCACACCGAGTCATCAGGTACTTGACGAAGGCGGCACGCCGAGCATAGACCCCCTGGGCCTGACTGATAGTATCCAGCTCACCGTTGGCGGAACCGCCGGTGAAACCGCCCTGATCAGTGGCCTCGGTCCATTCGTCGACGGTCGCAGATGCGTCGGTCTTGGACAGAGCGTTGAACAGGCGGAAGTGGTTGTTGTCAGCCAAAGTCGCCTGAAGGGTAGTGTCCAGGGATTGGATGCGCAGGGCACCGCCGCCGGTCAAGGCGGCCACATCAGTGCCGTAACCGGCCTCCAGGGCCTTGCGCAGAGCATTGAGATCGCCAAAACCCATCTCGCCAGTGATGGCACCCGTGGGAGTGGCGGCGTTCAGTTGAGAGAGGTCCATAAGGTACTCCGGGGATCAATCAGTCGCCAAGACGGGCGAGCAGGGTTTCAGGAATGGACAGGCCACGCGCCACGTAGGCGTCAATTTCCGCGACCTGGGTGCCGGTCAGGCGTCCGGCCTTCTGAGCGGTCAGGGCCTTAGCCATCAGTGACATCGGGGTGACGCTGTCGGCCTTGCTCAGGTGCTCGTCGCCCACCATGGGCCGCTCATGCACGTTGAGCGCCGACTTGCGCCCGCGACCGCTCTGGCCCAGGACACGCACCCGGCTGGCCAGGGTTTCGTTTTGCTCACGCAAGCTTTTGATGAGCTTGGTGGAGCGTGACAGGGCCTCGGCCATTTGCTTCATGGCCTGTTCCTGCTCTGTACGCAGGGCCTGAAGCTGTCCGGTAAAGGACTTAATCAATTCGTTGCCATCAATCGCTTCAGCCTCCTCACCGTTGGGCAGGGTGACGCTAAAGGCTTTGGTCAGCGGAGCTTCATCGCCATCGCCATCCCCTTCACCGTCTTCACCCTCGTCACCATCCGGCTCGTCGTGATCGTCGATGGCATCCTCGCTATCCGACTCGCCGTCGTCGTCGGCGTCACCATCGGCGGCAGCCTTGATCTTGGCGTCGTCGGCGGCGTCATCGGCGTCGGGCTTCATGGCTTTAGCCAACGTCTCCTCTTCGGCGGCGAGCACGCTATTCAGGTCATCAATCAATGCAGAAAATTCGCTCATACGGGGACTCCGTTGCGGGCGGTCAGTAAATCGCGCAGAAAGCGCTTGACGTGCGCCAGCGCTTGGTCGTGAGAAAAGCCATATTTGCCCATCAGGGACGCTGCCAGCGCCTCGGGGCGTACCGTGCCGGCCAGGTAGTCGCGCACTGCCGTGTCGTTGGGCTGGGCCTGGGCCTCACCCCCACGGGGGAGCACGGCTTGGGGAACGGGATCGAGGGATTGCTGGCGCAGGGCCGCGCCATCGGTCAGTGCCAGCGCATCGGTGCCGTAGCCCGCCGCCAGGGCCTTGGCCAGGTCGAGGCCGGCGGCAGTGCAGCACTTGGTCAGCACATTCACGGGGATCGTGGCGACCGGCGGCACCTGGTTGTTGACTGGGGTGCGTGACAGGCCGATGTTGGTCCAGCGCACCTTGGTGATCAGGGTGGTGGCGGCCTTGGTCAGGGGGTTGATGTCTTGCGCCCGCTCCAGGATTTGCCCCCCGACGGAGGGATACCAGCGGGCCGGAGGGTGGGTGCCGGTCAGGCTGTCCCATACCAGGTTGGCGTTGCGCGCCACCTCGCCCTCGCCGGCATAGAGCACCGCCTTGACAAAGGTGCGCCCGTCGTCGCTAATCTGGGCGTCGACGGGGTAGCCGATTTCCCACAGGTAGGGGTTTTCCCCCGGACGCGGGGGCAGGAGGGTGCGGTGGTCGAGATCGAGGTTGCCGTACCGCAGGAAATGGGCGGCACTGTCGGCGAGGGACTTGGCCAGCACCTTTTCCCCTTGCAGGTCAAGGGCCTCGTTGCTGGCCTCCATGTACAGATAACGCTGCCCCGCCTCTTCGGCAGGGCGCGCTTTCAGCAGGCCGGAAATACACAGGTAACTGGGGTTGTCCATGACGCCTAGTGTGGCGTCACGACAAATCCCCCGGCCAAGACTTCGGGAACGCCGCCCGCTTAAAAGTAACTGGCGTGCCGCCCCGCCGCCCGCGCGCTGGCCGCCATCGCCTGGGCGTGATGCCAGCCGGCGTCATGACTGCCGCCCTCAATCTGGCGGGCCGCCTGCTCGTGCGCTTGGGCCGCCTGGCGGTGGGCGCCATAGATACCGTCGTCCTGCGCGGCGTGCTGGGCGGCCTGCTGGCGGTGATAGGCGGCATCGTAGCCTTGGGCCTCTGTGCGGTATTCATTGGCCATCTGAACAATAGACGCTTCGCCACCACCAGCCAAACCAAGATTTCGCCACTGGTTTGACATGGGGCGTAAGGATGACATGCGCGCTGCTATGATTTTCCTTTGCGCTGGCGTCGATTGCGTTACGGTTTCGACAGGGTCAGCGTTGGCAACGTTGCTGACGTGGTACGCCTGGACCACCCCGTCACGCCGCGTTCTGGTCTCGATGCGGGTGTCGATTGAGTTGCCTTTGCCCTTGGCCTTGGCGAAGGCGCGCTCCTCACGCGCAAGCTGGTGATGCAGAGACTTTAACAGGGTGTGCAATTGGGCCATGGAGAGTTTCCGCAAACCTCAGAGTCAAGGGTAAACCGGGCGAGTGGCTTTAAGCTGCGCCTGTACCCAAGCGGCAAAATCCGGGTCCACCCCGGGCGGCACGTCGGGCTTGGGCCGGGCCAGCCAGCGCCCTCGGCAATGGGGGTGTTGTAGCCCGGCTGCCGGCCAGTACAGTTCAGACTCGGTGCGCTCCACCAAGCCCTCGGGGGTCATCTTGCGCGGACTGGCGGAACGTCCGACGTTGTCCTTGCCCGGCCAGATGTGCGTCCAGCCAAAGGACTCATCCAGCGGCTCGGTGCTCCAGGTCAGCACCATCCCGTGAATCTTCTTGCAGAAGGCACAGGCCCCTTGGTACACCTCGACCCGTTCCATGGGCGTGCCGTCGGGGTATTGCTGGAGATAGGTCAGATTGGCCGCCTCGCCCGCCTCGGTGATGGCGATCCGGCGCCAGTCGCGGTTGGCCGCGCCGAAGACATCCCGCAAGCCCTGCTCCAGCAATTGCCGGTGGGCCGTGCCGTGCGTCTCGATGTGCCGGATGATCTTCCCGGCAATCCGCGCCCGCAGGTTGTCGGTCAACTGCACGACGTGGATCGCCACCCGCGTCTTGGCCCATTCCCAGGCGCGCTGGAACCAGGACCCCGGAACGGCATGACGGGTCGGGTTCACCTGCATGACCAGCTTCAGCATGGCCTCGTGGGGGGCCAGGTCGGGGAATTGGCTGTGCGCGGCGTCCAGGCGCCCGGCCAGTTGGGCGCGCCACACCAAAGTGTCGGTGATGGCTTGCAGTTCCTGGGGGACCAGGTGGCTATGGATGATCAGGTCGACCATCGCCAACCAGTCATCCGGATCATAGGCTTCCAGGGGCTTTTGCAGCCGGGTTACCGTCGCGGCAATCCGCGACGGGCTCCAGCCGTCCGCTCCTTTTGCCAGGAGGGCCGGGCCGGGCTGAATACCCAGGGCGGTGAGGAGGGCGTCTTGCGCCGCCAGCAGGCGGGCTTGCCCCTGGGCGGTGACTGCCTCGCACAGGTCGGTCAACCAGGGGTTTTCGTGCGGACGCCAAATCAGTGGTTCGTCAACCTGCTCGGCGATAGCCTTGTGCAGCGTCTCGAAGCCGTGATTGCAGGCGCATTCGGGCAGGGCGGAAACATCAAGAAGGGGGCGCATGGCCCCCAGTGTGCAGTCACGACGAGGGATAAGGCGCTGGCCAGCTCCTTCTGCACCGTGGCCCGCGTGCGGTGATCCGGCGCCCGTCGTAGGTCCAGACCGGACGGACCACCCCGTCCTCGGTCCACACCGGCACCAGCACCCGAAGATACAGATTGGCGTAGCAACCGTTGAGGGGGTTGAACCCCTCCAGCCGGTCGATGGGCGGCAGATCCCGGTCGGCATTGGCCATGGTCACCAGTTCCCCCTGTATCTGATCCCAATCCCCCTCGGGCGTGAGGGGGTTGGGTGGCACCTGTGCGGCCCGACGGGCGTCCCGCACCGGGTCATCGGTCCCGAGCCCCAGCAGGCTGCTGTCCGGCACCTCCAGGGCCGGAAAGCCCGCCCGCAGGTGATACAACCGCCCCCAGGTCCAAGCCGGCTGAATGTCGCTGGCGTTGGCGCACAGGTGATGGTTGTGGAAGCCCCGCTTGAGGGTACCGTAGACGAACAACTGGATGGGCAGGACGTAACCCACCGGCGGGGTGACTTTGGGGCTTTTCATGCGGCTACTCCCAACGGCAAGGTACCGGGCCGCTCCTGGGTGACAAACTCCAGCGGTTGCATCTCGACCGCCCAAGCGCCGTCGTGGCGCAGGGTCAGCAAGGTCATCTCCGGCACATCCAGGTAACGCCACCCCAGCTCGTCGCCCAGGGCCGCCGCCAGAAAACGCGCCTCGCTGGCGTAGGCCACCACCCGCCGTTGCCGATGCAGGCACAGGGACAGCGGCTTGTTGCCCTTGAGCACCAGAATGGTGGTCGGGTCGCGGGTCGAGGCCATGACTGCACTGATCTGCCCGCGAAATAGCTTCAACCCCTTGGCCAAGCCCACCGGGTCGATGGCGTCCTCCGGGGTGTGGCGATCCGCCATCCGGAACAGCACCTCGCTATCCACCTCGGCGTGACGCGGCAGTCCGAAGCGCCGAAACAGGTAGTCGGCGTTGTAGATGGTGCCGTTGTGGGTGCCGATGACCACCCCGGTGCGCAGGGGATGGTTGTTGCGGTTGTTGGCCGGGTCACCGCGCGTGCTCCAGCGGGTATGGCCCATCAGCACCGTGGTCTTGCTATCCACCTCATCCAATACCTGGCGGAAGGGGTCCCGGTCGACCAGCACATGGGCCGGTTGCGGCTCCTTGAACAGCCGATAGTCACCGTTGACCTTCAGCCAGGCAACCCCGGTGGCATGGGGACCGCGCACCTCGCTATGCAGCAGCAGCAGTTCAAACAAAATGCGCAGGTCGGCCAGGTCCGCCTGTGTGCGCCGCTTGCGCCCGAGGATCAGCCCTACTTGTCCGCACATGGCTCGCCCTCCTCATAAACCTTGAAGTCCAGCGACTTGTCGTCGGGGAGGAAGCTCACCAGCCCCATCGCCGCTAACCGGGTCAGGAAGGCATCAGCGGCGCGGTCGATGCCCACGGGCAAGGGCTTCAGGTCGTCGCCCTCAAAGCTGGCCAGCACCTCGGTCATGTAGACGCGCGGCGTCAGGGCGCTAGTGAAAGGCGTCTGGCCGCGCATCTGCTCGACAATCGTCAGGCTGTCGCGCCCGACGAACACCTCGCCGGACGCTTCCAGGGGCTTGCCTTCCAGGGTGGTGTCGTGAATCACAACCTTCATCGGGGTGTCCTCCTTAAGCGGCCAGGGCCGGGGCCTGGGTGGTGGTCTGGGGCCGCCCGTGCTTCCAGGCGCCATTGCCGGGCATGTTCTCCAGCAGGAACTTGCGCGCGGTTTTGAACTCGTCGCCGATCATGCCAAGCCGCAGCAGGAACACCCGCAGGTCGTACTTGGCGCTGGCCGGGTCGAATTCGCGCTTGGCGCTGGCCGCCGAGCGGGCATTCAGGGCCTTGGCGGCGATGGCCAGGACCAGTTGCACGTAGCTCTTGATCTTGCCGGCATGCAGGGTGGCCTCGAACCAGCGGAACTCGACCGTGCCCCGGTACCAGACGTTGTGCAGGTTGACCCCATGGTAGCGGGTCTGGTCATAGTGGGTTGGGCTGGTGTTGGCGCGCCCATACCAGAGGATGCTTAAGTCCTCCTTGGTGCGCGGGCGCTGCTGTTCCAGCTTGGCGATGAAGGCCGGGTCAATGGGCTTAGTGTAGTTGCGCAGGCGCTCGGGGCTGATGCCCAGGGCATGTAGGATCAGCGGCTCCTGCTTATAGACCAGCTTGGCCAGGTTGCAGAGTTGCTTGGCATCAAAGGGCGCGGCGTCGACGTGGATGTGGATGCCGCACTTGGCGTCGACATTGGCGCGGACAGTGCGAAGGCTGCGCACCACCTCCTGCAGTTGATCTAGGTCGGCGTAGGTTAGTACCGGGCTGACCACCTCGGCGCGGAGATGGCAAGGGACGTTGCTCAAGCTACCGTCGTGGACCACCTTCCAATAGCGCCCCGCCAGGTCAGTGACGACGTAGGTTGGCCCATTATAGCCAGCGTTCTCGCTGGTAATGATGCCGCCGACCACGAACTGAATGGCCTCAGCCACCATGGCTCTCGTTTGGCCGACGGTCTCGATCTCGATGCCGAATTTCAGGTCTTGCAGGTTCATGTCGCTCCTCCCGGTTATGTGGTTAAATGGCAAGGGAAAATCCCTTCCGTCACACACAGTAACGCCTAAGCGCGCACAGATTGCAAGTTACCTGAACAGATATTTTCGTTTGCGGACAAGGGGTTGTGAAATGGTTGCGCTTTTCCGGGACGAGCGTCTTAAGGCCCGCCGCCACCCGAGAAAAACCCTGGTCTTTATCGGTAGAAATAAACCCCCGATTTATTTCAAGGGAGGTAATTGGGTGAATTAGCTCCCTGGACTTGAAACCCAACCGCCGCCATCACGCGTCACGGACGGCGTCGAACTCAAAGCACCGCACCTGCCCGTCCGGCCAGGTTTCCCAGGCGTGATGACATGACGGCTCAGCCGTCAAGGCGCCAGATGGCGGGGATGACGCTGCCGAAGGCGTCGCCAGACAGCGTTCCAGGCGCGCCAACTCCTCCGGTGTGCATTGCGCCGCCAGGCGCTCCATCCAGGCCGGTAACCGCATGCCCGTCTCCCGGCCCGAGGGCCTTGCCGAAGTCTTTGCCCGCCATCTCGGCCACCATCTGCCGCGCCAGGGCCGCGTTGTCGCCCTCCGGGGCCGGGGCCTGGTCATCATCCGTCTGCGCCTCCGCGTCGCCCGTGTCGCCCTCCTGGGGCGCCTCCTGGCTTTCGTCCAGGGCCGGGCCGCCTTGTTCCTCCGGCGCGGGGCCACCCGGGGCGTCACCACCGGGCGCGCCGGGCGCACTGCCCATGTCCGCACCAGCGGGGGCCGGGGGCTGATTGAACTGCAGCCAGGGACCGACCAGGCTGGGATTGACGGGGGCGTCGCCCAGGGGTCCGTCCAGGGGCGGGATGCCCTCCTGGGCACGCATCTCGTTGACCGTCAGCACCAGCTTCCGCGTCTCGAATTTCTGCTGCTGGTCCTCCTCGTCCAGCCCCGCCCAGCGGAACACATAGTGGTCACTGAAGTCGGCGACGATGAAGTCGCTGATCGTGCTCTCCAGATACGCCATCAGGGGCCGCAGGCCGGAATCCTTGCTCGCCGCCATCTTCTCGGCGGTGTCGGACCCTGACAGGGCGCTGGTGTTGCCGGCGGTGAAACTGTCGAAGTTGATCTCCGCCGGGGACATGCCGTAGATGGCGCACACAATGGATGTCAGGAACGTCATCCACTTGGTGAAATACATCTCGTTGAAGCCGTTGTCGATGCGCTCGTAGGTCACCTTCGACTCAGCGGTGCGCGAGGCCATCACCGGCAGCGCCCAGGCGTTGTTGACCCCGCGCACCATGGCATTCCAATACCGCCGGAAGGCGCTCATGTCCTCCTGGCTGTACTCGCCCACCAGGTTGAGGATGCCCTTGGGGATCGAGTTGGAATCGAAGCCCTTGATGTTGTAGGTCATGGCATTGAGCCAGCCGGTCACCACCCGGATAAGCAATTCCGTCTCGCCCAGCCCATAGCCGGCCAGACGCACATCGGCGCGCGGATTGCGCGGCTCGTAGATCAAATCGTCCGTGGTGTAGGCTGTGACGATCTGCCCCTCCACCACCTGCACGGCAAAAACCTGGTCGTCGCCGCGATAGCCCTCCTCGGTGCACAGCCGGATGGTGGAGCCATCCAGGGCATAAAAGCCGTCGATGCCCTCGCGCCGGTTGCGCTTCAGTTCCGTCTCAATCGGGGCGCTGTCGTACACCAGGGATTCGCGCACCAGCTTGGCCAGAAACTGCGAGAAGTTGTCCCGCTTGAGCGCCTTGCGTCGCCGGGGATTGAACTCCCACCCGCAATGCTGGATGAACTTGGACAGCAGGCGCACGCTGTCCTGCTCCTGCTGGGAGAGCGTGTGGTCGGGGTCGATGTGCGTGATGATGAAGCCCGGCCCATCGTCGTCCTGGGGGCTGGCAAAGCGGTGGACCTGGCGCACGCGGGTCAAAATTACGGCGGACAGGATCGGGGTCTGGTCGACCATTTGGCGTAACGCCTCGTAGCCGATGGGGGACGGGCGCTCGAAGTAATCGCCGTGGGCGAACACTTGCAGCCCGTCGAGATACACCGACTGCATGCCGCGTTTGCGGTTGGTCGGTCGTCCGGGGAAGGGGATGATCTGGGCGGCCTTGGCCAGGCGCGCTTCTTCGTACTGCTCCTGGATGTAATCGATGATGGGCCGCAGGTCTTCGCGGGGGATCAGGTCAGACAGGCCGGGCATGGCGGCCTGGGTCATCTCAAGCTGGGCACCGTGCCGCTCGTCGGCGGGGGCTTGGGGGTCAAACGCGACCTGGCTGGCGGAACTCATGGGCGGCGATCTCCGAGGGCGGCCTGGGGTGCAAGCACAGCGACGGCAAGTACAGGGGGCATGCGCCTAGTCTGGCGTCACGACTGCTTAAACAAGCTGGCTAATTATGGCTACTGTCATATAATCCACTTAGCAAAATGCGGAGGAACCTATGCCAGCCAAATTAACCCGCGAACAATTTATTGAGCGTGCTATCCAAGCGCATGCGGCGACCCCTGAAAAATATAGTTACGAGCAATCAATTTATTGCAACAACCTCACACCTATAACCATCCTCTGCCGTGAACACGGCCCATTTCAGCAGCGTCCCGCGCATCACATGGACGGACATGGTTGCCCGCGATGCAAATCAGAAGCTACCAGCAAACGGTGCAGCGACGATACTGACGCCTTTATAGCCAAAGCCCGCACCATCCATGGCGACACCTTCGATTATTCCCGCGTTCTTTATCATCGCTCCAACCGCAAGGTAGAAATTATTTGTCGCGAGCATGGAGCCTTCTGGCAAACGCCAAACGCCCATCTTTCTCGTCAAGCAGGCTGCCCTAAATGCGCAGGCAAGAGTCGCTCGACTGCTGATTTTGTGGCTCAGGCCAGCACAGTCCATGGTGGCCGTTATACTTACGACCGAACCCATTTCTCCCTGATAAAAGACAAACTCATTATTACTTGCCCGGTGCACGGCGATTTCGAACAAGTTGCTGAAGCGCATTTAATCGGACGCGGATGTCGCTATTGCTGGTATGAAGCCACCACAAGCCAGGGTGAGCAGGAAGTAGCTGCCTGGATTAAAAGCTTGGGTTTTCAGCTTGCGCGCAACCGCCGCGACCTTTTGCCCTTGCCGATGGAAATTGACATCTATCTACCAGAACACAAGGTAGGAATAGAATTCAATGGTTGTTATTGGCACTCAGACAAATATCAAAAAAACACGCGGCAACACGAATTTAAACATCGGCAAGCGCGCAAGGCCGGGGTACGGCTTATTACCGTTTGGGATTACGATTGGCGTCATCGCCAGGAGGTGGTTCAACAGCACTTACGCCACGCTCTTGGTCTTACGGAAGGCATCCGTTACGGTGCTCGCACCTGCAATGTTGTGACCCTATCCGCACCATCAGCACAGCAACTTTACCAGCAGCATCACCTGCAAGGTGCTGTACGCGGAGGCGTAATACATCTAGGGCTTGCGATAGATGGGCGCTTGCTGGCTGCCATGAGCTTTACCCAGGGGGCGACCCGGCGCGGCAAAACCGCTGAAGGGGAATGGGAGCTGGCCCGCTATGCAACTGCCGCACTGGTCCCCGGCGGGGCAAATCGCCTGTTTCACGCCTTTATCGCTCAATACCACCCCGATGTCGTGTGGTCATTTTCTGACCATCAGCACTTTTCAGGGGCGCTGTACCCCCGTCTTGGTTTTACCCATGACGGCGAAATCCCAGCCGACTATCGAGTGGTTCATCCTTCAAGCCTGCGCACTTGGCATAAAAGCCTGTGGCAACGAAAAAGCATCCCCGCCAGGCTGCGCGAGCTTCAGAAACCAGACGCCTTTAACCCTGCCACTGACCCGCGTACCGAGCGGGAGATGCAGGACCTAGCTGGTGTCTTGCGTGTTTGGGATGCCGGCAAAACCCGCTGGGTCTGGCGACGTTAAAGGCGCAATCAAGCCAGGGTCACCCGTGCGGAGGACTCAGTCGACATGAACGACTGGAGCACAAACATCAGGCCCCTGGTGCCGGGGTTGAGGGTGTCGCGCACTCGCCGGCTTGCGCGTCGCCGCACTCCCCAGGGGGGACCTCGGCGCCAGGTTCGGGGTGCTCAGTCCAGGGGGCAACGGAGCCCAGGGCGCAGAGCATCAGGAGAAAATAAATGGGTTTGTATCCAGGTCAGTGCCGTCTCGGCGCTGCCGAGGACTTGGGGGCGGCACTGACCCAGGTTCAGGGTGCCGAGTGGCGTCACGATACGGGTCCGGATCGCCAAAGGCGGCCTCCAGGGCGTGCAGCCGGGCAGCGCGCACAGCAGGAATAGCGTCAGCATCCTCCTCGGCCACCCGCTCCGGCGGCGGTTCAGGCACCAGAAACGGCTGGGGTGCCGGCGCCTCGATCACCGGCGGCACTGCCTGGGCAGCGGTCTTGCCGACCCCCACCCGCGCACTGGTGGCGACCTGCAGGTATGCCAGCACGGCGCTGACCAGCGTCACCAGGGCGCTGGCCACTTCCATGATGGTCTGCGGGTCGATCTCCTGCATCCAACCGCGCGTGACCGCCAGGCCGACCAGGGCCGACAGCAGACCGGTCACAGCGGCCAGGGCCGTGGCGCGGTTTTTCCACACCTCGGCCTGGCGCAGTTCGGCGCCATAGCGCAGGGCGCGCACAAGATGAAGGAACCCAGCCATGTCACCTCACCGGATCGGTTGTTGGAACTGCGGGCAGTGTGGAGTCACGACAGGCCCCAAGAACGCAACGGCTTGTCCCAGAGAAGTTTTTTCACAATTAACTTGCTTAGAGAAGTGTTTTCGCCATACTGTCTCCAACGGGACGCGCATTGGGCGCAATCCACTGGCCAACCTGGAGATTTCCGATGGCAGCCCTGATCGACATGAGCAACAACCGCGCCAACATCGCCTACGTTGGACAGAAGCCCTGGCATGGCCTGGGCAAACAGCTCGACCCCGCCACCCCCCTGGAGACCTGGCGCATTGAGGCCGGGCTCGACTTCCAGTACCTGGGCGCGCCGGTGCAGTTCCGCATTGACCCCGACGCCGAGGCCCTGCCCTTCCCCCGGCGCCAGGTTATCTACCGCTCCGACACCCAGGCGCCGCTGGCGGTGGTCAGCGACAGCTACCGGGCGGTGCAGCCCCGCGAGGTGCTGGAGTTTTTCCGCGACCTGATTGACGACCACGGCTTCGCCATGGAAACCGCCGGCAGCCTGAAAGAGGGCGCGGTGGTGTGGGCCTTGGCCAAGACCGGGCGCGACCTGGCCCTGGGCAATGACGTGAACCGCCAATACGCCTTGCTGATGACCTCCTGCGACAGCCTGATGGCGACCCGCGCCACCCTGACCAACGTGCGGGCGGTGTGCTGGAACACCCTCAGCCTGGCCCTGCACCGCGAGGCCGCCAACCTGATCGTCACCCGCCACAACACGCGCTTTGACGCCAACGACGTCAAGACCAACCTGGGGCTGGTCGACAACACCTGGGACGAGTTTGGCGACATCGCCCGCGCGATGGCCAAGACCAAGCTCAAGGACCTCGATGTCAAGGAGGCGGTGCTGGCCATCTTCGGCGACCCGGACAAGGACCTGGAGCAGCAGCGCCACAAGAAGGCCATGAACAACGTGGTGGCGCTCTTCAACGGCAACGGGCGCGGCAGCACCTTCCCGGCGGCTGACGGCACCGCCTGGGGGCTGCTGAACGCGGTGACCGAGCACATCGACCACTACGTCGGCGAACGCAAACCGGGCGCGCGCCTGACCTCGGCCTGGATGGGTCCGGGCGAGGCGATCAAGCGCAAAGCCTGGCGCGTCTGCACCCAACTGGCGGCCTGATCATGGACGCCCGCGACACCTTGCGCGCCGCGATGGCGCGCGGCGGGCTGAGCAGCCAAGCGGTGGCGGACCTCTGCGGGGTCAGTCGCCGCACGGTGCAGTATTGGCTGGCAGGAAAGGCCGGCATCCCGGAGTTGGCCCTGCAAGCCATCCTCACTGCCGCCCAACAGACGCCCACCACCGCCCCCGCCAAGCAGGCCCTGGCCACGGTCGCCCGCGACCAGGAGCGCGCCGTCGCTGCCCTGGAGGCCGCCCTGGAGGCCGAACGCCAGGCCCTACTGGCGACCCGCACCCAACTCGATACCCTGGAGGGCTAGACCATGACCTCACAAGAACGCTACGCGCTGCTGGCTGCGCTGATGCCTTTAACCGACCCTTTGATGAACCAGGGCGACATCGAATCTGATTTCGATCTCAGCCTGGCGTTTGGCAAGAAGCTGATTCACTTCCTGCGGCTCAAACCAGACGCCAATCACACGTACTTCACCAACGCCGGGCCTAAGACCGAGATAGGGGTTGCACGCTTGGCGTTGAACCTTTTGGTCAACACGTTAGCCGGCGACGAAGAGGAGGACGAAGCATGACCACCCGCAACGCGCGCTTTTGGGTTTACCTGAACGGCAACCCGGTGAAACTCACCCTGCGTCCCGGCCAGACCCTGCTGTGGTCCCGGTATGGGCGCACGGACGAAGGCTGGGACGCGGAGGCCCGCCATTGGTCCCACGAGGGCGATCAGGTCCGGCTGGAATGGTGTTCCGACGGGGTCGATTGCGACGGTCGGCTGCGCGAGGGTGGTGAGCTATCGGCGGACCTGACCCACCTGCACGACGGGCGGGAGATGGACGGTATCATTTACCCGGTGTGGCAGCGGCGGGACGCCTGGCAGCGGGATTACCAGGCCGAGGCGGCGGGATACTGACCGGGGATGGCGCAAGTCAGAAGTTGTTGCTTTATCTTCGCTTTTAACTTGCTACACGAAAACAATTCGCCATACTGTACTCAACGTGGGGCGCGAGGGGCGCCACCCGACCACCCAACCAAGGGGAGCCACCATGAACCTGCAAGACCACTACGTCGACCTGCACATGACCGCCATCGCTTTGGCGGCGCAGGTCACCGACCTGATTCAGGACTATCCCGAACCGGAAAGTCCGAATCTGGCCTGGGGCCACGCTGCCGAACTGGCGCGCATCATCGAGCAGTTGCGTGACATCCTCGGGCAAGAACCCGAGCAGGAACGCTAACGCCAATCAGGCAACACCCACCCCGCACGACCACAGCCCGCCTTGCACGGGCTTTAGTTTTTCCCGCCCTCAACCGCCGTCCAGCATCAAATCCAGGTCCTGAATCTTGCGGTGATCATCATCAGGGATTGGGAAGATGCCCTCGTCTGGCATCTCCCGCCCCGGATAGAGCGCACACGCCAGATCCACATCTTCCCGCGTGAAGTTGCCGGACTTGACCCCGGTTGCCGCCACCCGGTCCAGGGCTTGCGCGCGGGTCTGGCCGTATTCCACCTCCTGGTCTTGCACGTACTGGGAGATGGTCCACAACAAAAAGCCGTTGACGTTGGGGTCGAGCATGATGTCCTCCGGTGGACATAAAAAACCCCTCAGCACCGCCAGATACAGCTAGGCGGCGAGAGGGGCCGTGTTTTGTCTGCAAAGGCCGGAATCGAACCGACTCGACTGCTGCCAGGCCAACGTCAATCGACCGTCGGGGATGCTCTTCGCCTTTCGGCAACATACTGACCAGCCCACTGTGCGCGCATGACCTATTTTACCAATAATAAGCCACGTTGCCAGTTTCGTGCGCTATTTGCTTAGGCACGTCCACGGCTGTTCACGCCGCCAGTCGCCGCGCGTCAAACATGACGCAGCCGGGGTCGCCAACCCCGACCAGCATCTGCCGCTCCTCACACCAGCCCTCGCTGAAGGCGCTACAGCGGCCACAGGCGCCACCGGGAACGTCCCCAACCCGTTGTAGCACCTCGGGCGAAATGCCCGGCAGGGCGGCAGCCAGGTGCTCCTGTTCCTCGTTCATGCGGCCTTCCTCAAACAGGTAAAGCGCCGACTTGCGCTGGCGGATCATGGGCTCCAAGGCGTAGCGCACGGCATCCCAGCAATTTGAAACCAGCACCCCACTGGCAACAAACTCATGGCAATCTAAAACAGCTAAATCATAAACCGGCTTTTCGATTTGCAAAGATAAGACGGCTTCTACAGGACAAGGAACAAGTCTTGACCTTTTTGTATTTATTGGTGGCAAACTTTTTGCCGCAAATGATGCAAAGCCGGTTTTCGTCATCCACTCCGGCTGCACGACGCCACGCCGACTTGCAAGCATTGGAACAAAACAGGTCGTGGTGGCCCATTTTGCGCGTTTGAAAATCCTTTCCGCAATACTGGCATTGCTTGGTAATTGGTACAAAGTTTTGGTAAGCAATGCCACCAATCTGGCGATGTACTGCGCGACCCTCTTCGCTGGCATGCCAAGCCTTTGTGAGGTGCCTAATCTTGGCGCAATGCTCTTTTTGCCTTGCTTGCCGCTCAGGGGTCCAGTGCGCATGCACATGCTTGGCCACCGGGAGGCAAACCAGGTTTTGAGGGTCGTTGTTGCCGGGATCGCCATCAATGTGGTGGATGTGACAACCGGGCTTGATTTCTCCGTAATGGTCGATGTACACCCGATGGTGCAAATACTCCGGTACGTCGTTGGTCCGGGACCGCTTAAAATACCTTCTATCAGAAGCGCTTTTGCTTTTCGGGTAGCGCCGATAAGTCTTTCCGTTATAGGTGACCACCTCAACTGACGGTCGTTTATTTGGCACGACTGCTCACCATTATTTACCAATAACTCGTCACCGTATCTTAAAGCATCCACTCTAACGAATTTACGCCCGACGGTATAAACTTCATGGTCTGGCGTTGCAATCAGCGTTTTTCCACCCGCTTTTATTTCCCATACCTCACGACTGGGCGATGCCTGCCATGCACGAACCACGGGGCGCCACCCCGCACGCGTCATCACAAAATCACCCGCCATGACTTGCTCAATGGGAATGTCGCCTCGCGCCGTCAACACCAATTGGCCGGCAGCAATGCAGTGATCGCTGCCCGGCTTGAGCACCGGCAACACATCCCCGGTCAAGCGGTCGGTCTTGAAGCTCCACAGCCGCGCCTCCTCGGCGGCATGCTTGCATCGCTCGTGGATGACGATCTGCTCGAAGGAACGCAAGAACTCGACCCCGTCCTCCACCGAGCCCTGCCATTTATGCACCGCCGTCATGCCCACGTAGCCCCGTTCACGCAGGTGATTGATCGTCTCGGGCCGGGCGGAGTCGGCACGCACAATAGAATCTCGTGCATCGGGCACGCGGTCGAACAGCGCCGGGGTGTTATCCAAAGACACCTCCACACCCCATGCCTCGTGCTCGATGTACAGCTTGCGCTCATGCACCCAGCACTTAACCAGCGCCGTAGGATCTTGGGCAAAGCCCCAGTCTGCCCCGTAATAGGGGCCATGCCAGTCCGAACCTGGATTGAACACGTCGATGTTCCACTTGCCATTGAGCACCTGGGCATCGGTATAGGTGCGGCACTCGCCGAGCCAAACGTGGGCATAGGCGTCCGGGTCAACGCGGGCCAGATAGGCGCGCTCGGCCTCAAGTTCCGGGGGAAACCAGGGATTGTCGTCGTAATTGACCTTGCGCACGATGGCATTGTCGGGCGGGTCGATGACAAAGCGGCGATAGGCGGGATCGGTCACCTGATCGGGGTTGAAAATCGCCCAGATTTCTGAGTTGGGGGCACGGATGGTCGGTATAAGCAGCGCCCAAGAGGCGTCGCTGACCGATGAAGCCTCCTCCACAAAGGCAATATCTATTCCTTCCGTCGATTTGATCTCCGACGCATTATGCCGAAGCCCCTTAAAAAGGAAGTCACTGCCGTTCTTCCCGCGCAGGTAGGATTGCCCGACCTCGAATTTATCGTCCATCCCCATCACCGATACCAGGTCGGACAGCAAGCGATGCACTGAATCCTTGATGCTGATTTGCAGCTCGCGGGCACACAGTATGCGCAACGGCTTGTCAGCAGCCCGTTGGAGCAACTTCCGGCAAAACGTATGACTTTTGGCGCTGCCGCGCCCGCCATAGGCCACTTTATACCGTGCCGGACGATCAAAATCCTTAGCCCATGGCGGCAACTGCGGCTGATGCGATGCCCCTATGGCGCGCAGCCGTTCCCGTCGGCGCAATTCTAAGGCCGCCGCCGCCTGCAGACGGATTTGGGCATTGAGGGAACGCGGGGCCACGTCAGCCCAGAGATTTGCCTTCCAGGATCGCGCGCAGTTCGGCGTCCGATTTCTTGCTCAGGTCCGGAATACTGATGTCGTCCAGCCCCCAGGCTTTTCGCTCCCCGGCCTGCTGGATGCTGGTCATCTCGGCAGTGATCTTGGCCAGCTTGGCGCGCTCGAAGGACTGACCGGGATTGCCCGCGCGGTCGCGCAGGGCCTCCTGGCGCAGGGTAGCGACCTGCTTCCATTCCTGGCGATGCCGCGCCAGCACCTCGGCGCGTTTGTCCTCGGACTCCTCGCGGGCCTGCTGGATGATGACGGCGCGCTCGGCAGGATTGTCGACCCCTGGCGTCGGACGCGGGCCAACCGGGGTGGGGGTGCCGTCGGCAGCCACCAGGCTGTCCGCCTTGCGCTGGGCAGCCTGATTGATGCCCGTCAGCGAGCCCCGGCGCTGCCACTCGTGGCCCAGTTCTTTGTCCCGGTTGAACCGCTTGCTCAGGGCCTGCTTGCTGGGTGTTTCGCAGCCAATTTTGGCAGCCACGCGGCTGGCGGCCTCGACCAGATTGGGCTCGTCGGGGTCGTACTCCCAGGTCTGGCGGATGGCCGCCCACTGGGCCGGGGTCAAGTTGACGCGCTTACCCGTCATGCTGCTGGCCGGTCTTTTTGCAGCACCCCTTGGCCGCATCCCAATACGGGTGGGGCGGGTCTTCTACGCTGGCGTCAAAGACGTGTTCGCCTTCCCAGCCGGCGGTTTCGGCAGCGGCCAGCCACGGGGCAATGCCGTCCTCGTCGGTGGCCTTTGGAGGGGTTTCAGGGTTATGCACTACAAGAATGGCCATAGATCACCCGGCGACGTAGCCCAGAAAACGGCGGTATTGAAGTTTGCTTTTCAAGTTCAAATGTCCCATCCAGTCGGTACCTAGCAACATCAATTCCGCCTGGTCATCGGGGCTTACAAGGAATTAACGCCGGACCTGTCCGCCCGGCGCCGGTGAGGCTGGCTGACCAGCCCGGCATAAGGCCCACCCGGCTGCAGGTCCCCGAGCACATGCCACACCCGGCTATAGGCGTCGTGCAGGTCCCGCTCCTTGGTGCTGGACTTAAAATTGCTGTAATTCAGCCCCTGCACGGCTACCGTCAGGGCGGAAATGACCTGCTCCCGCTTGACGACCGCGCGGTACAGATAGTCGTTGTGGGGCGACTTCTGCACCTTGGCATCGGGAAACACCCGGCGGATATCCCCCGCGCGCCGGGCACGGACCAGCAATTCGTCCGCCGCGCAGTCCTTGTGGACCACGCTCAGAAAGGCGGAATTCAATAATATCCACATGACACTACCCCCTATTCCATGAACGGCCAGCAGATATATCCGCAATGACCGATCTTTTTACGTTGAATTTAGCCGCCAAATCTACCTGGCGCACAACACCAAGAAGGCTTTTTATTTCCGCGACCTGTTTGTTTGTTGGCTTATTCATTTAGACACAGCCACATGGAGCTTATCTTCCAGTTAGGGCATTAACAAGAGGCTTATCATACTCGTTTTTCAAGTGGTTAGCCAATTCGGCACGGGGCACCAGATGCACCGCCTGGCTCTCCCAGCCCATGTCGGTGGGGTCGCCGCCCACCCGCTTGGCGCGGTAATAACGGGTCACCGAGGTGCTGCGCTCCACGTCGGCTAGGTAGCCGATGATCTCCACCTGCAGGCCCGATTCCTCAAACGCCTCCTTGATGGCGGACGCCTGTGGGTTGATGCCATCCTCAATCGTGCCTTTAGGGAAGGTGGTCTGGTAGCCGCCGAAGCCATTGGACGGCGAGATGGTCCACACCCGCCCGTCCTCCTCCTCGATGACCACTCCCGCCGACAGGTGTTTGCCCTTGGGGTCCGGCAGTGGCGGCTCCTTCAGTCCGGGCCGCTGGCCGTCGACCCTATTCCAGGCGGCAGCCGTGCGCGGATGGTCAGCCCAGCGTTTCAGCGCCACGCCGTAGAGGGCATGCGGGCGTGACGTGGAGCCCGGCGTAAAGGTCGCCACCTGCTCCGGGTCGCCCCAGGTCGCGGCATCGCTGGCCTGGTGAGGCGCGTACAGGCCCACTGGCAGATGCTTGTCATCCTGCTTGGGGTGATACGCCTTGGGGATCGGCTTGGGCTTGGGGGGCGCCACCGGGCCGGAGGTGGGCTTGGCCGCCCCCTGGCTGGCGCCCTTAAGGCCCTGGAGCTTCTTGGCCGCCTGCAGCGCCGCCTGGGCATAGCTGAAGGCGGACCCACCCGGTTGGTGCGGTTTGTTGCCCAAGAGGGTGGCGATCCCGGACTGCTGGAACTTGGCGTCCAGCCCCGTGGGCTGGGGCTTGGGCTTGGCCTGCACCTTGGTCGTGTGCGGCTTGACGTAGACGCCATCCTTGCGGCTGTAGCCCTTGACCTGGGATTTGGCAAACACGAGCACGGTATTCATTGCGGTTTACCCAGCAGTTGAGCAGCGTTCATCAGGGTCAGGACCATGCGCTCGATGTTGTCATCTACAAAGGGACGCATCGCCGCCTCGTCGCCGCCGGTTGCCTGGAGCTGCTTATACAGCCGCGAGGTGAGCTTGGCGAAGGCCGAGCGGCAGATGTCGATCAGCGACTGGTCGTGGTTGATGGCATAGGTCGCCGACAACTGGCGGCCTAGGGTGTCGCGGGACAGCCAGCCGCGCGGGGCGGTGTAGCTGTCGTCCATGCCCGCAAAAATCGCCGCAATGCGATTCACGGCAGCAATGGCCTCGCTGGTGTCGTTGGCGCTCAGCACCTCGTTGACGAACTCGCGCACCAGCCGGTCCACCACCGGCAGGGAACCCAGGTATTTGGGGTTTTCCAGTTGAGCAATGGATTGTTCGAACACGCTTTTTTCCTCCGGTTGGTTTAGTTACTGAGCATGTTAATGTCGGCGTTCGGTAACGCAAGCATTTCAATAACGCGGGTGGCGCCATTGCCGCCCCAGGAACCGGTAGCGTCACTGAATTTATGCCCATCATCGTGAATTTTGGTCACCATGAATTGCGTCCCGTAAGGCAGCATGATTTCGTTCTCGCCAGGGTGCAAAGAAATGGCTGGCGGATGGCCGCCTTTAGGATTGTTGGCGACATAGATCCCCTTGACGCCTTCGCCCACGGTGATTTTGAGATGCACTCGTCCGGACCAGGTTGTTGAATTGGTGGAAGTGGAGATGATGCCAAATTCCTGCAAAATAGCTCCTTCGCCAGCCTTAAGCAGGGTGTTCATCGCCTTCTTATGGTTTTCCAGTGATTCAGTCCCGTCTTCAGCTTTGTCGAATTCGCAATAACGGCTAATGACCGCGCCTGCCGGGATTGGCACCGAAGCTTTTTCCAGCCCCTTAATACAGTTGAAAGCCTTATCGTGCTTTTTGCCGGCAATCAGCGCATTATTCATGGCAGTGTAGCCGCTGCCGGTGTAGTCCTTGATTGCCTGCTGCTCCACCGCCGACAATTTCTTGAAGTTGGCCTGCGACTGGTCAAACAGCGACTGATCGCTGAGCGTGCCCTGCTTCTTGGACACCGTTTTCGGCTTTTTCCACTTCGCCAGGAAGGCGGCAGCATCGGTCTTGCCCACCACGGCATAGCGCCCGATCTTGACCGCCGCGTCTTTGAGGTGCTTGACCCCTGGGAAGTGCTTGACCAGATCCTTGAAGTCGTCGGCCACGTTGGTCATGACCTGCGCCATCTGGGCGCTCAGCGACACATAAGGCTTGGTCATACCCTCGATCACGTCCTTGAGGTAGGCCGGGATGTGCTTGGACGGGTGGCTCTTGATGCTTTGCGGCGTGCCGGCGGGCGCCCCGGTTTCCGTGATGGGCTGGTAGGTCATGCTCTCGACCGCCGCGACATCCCCCTCCAATCCCTTCTGGTAGATCGCCTCAGCCAACTGCTGGTTTTGCTCGTTGTAGGCCGCCTTACTCGACAGCCCTTGCCCAGGGCCGTTCCAATTCTTGAAATCGGGCGGGGTGGGGACGCGGAACACGGGCGCTGCTGGAGCCGTTGCCGTCTTCGGTGCTGCCGCCACCGGATGCTTCTTCAGCAAGTCCTCCCGGCGCTTGATCAGCCGATCCGCCAGGGACGCCTTCTCGGCGGCTGTGCCGGGGCCGTACTGCTGCACCAACTGCTTGATCTGCTCGGGGGTGATGGCCGCCACCTTGGCTGCACCAGCCTTGAGTTGGGCATCGGTGATGCCGCCAAAGACCGCCGCCGAGTAGCTGTTCTTGTTGGGGTCCAGCATGCCTTGCAGCTCGTTGACCTGGTCGCCGAAGTCGGTCTTGGGCGCGCCCTGGGCGCGGAACAGCAGGCTGCCGCCCACGTCGATGCGCACGGCGTTGCCGTTGGCGTCCTTCAGCAGGTTGTCGTAGCCGGTGCCCACCGAGTCGTAGTTGGCCAGCCAGGCGTCGACGGCGAAGCCCTCCAGGGCGCCGGTCGCGGTCTTGATGCCCGACCCCACCTTGGTCATGCCGTCCTGCCACTGCGAGGCGATGGCCACCTTGCCGCCGCTCTTGACCAGCTTCAGGTTCGGCACCGCCACCCCGGCGGCCTCATAGAGCTTGGCCGCCAGCAGTTCGTTGCGGGCGTGCGCCTCGCTCTTGGGAATCTTGACGTACCACTTCTGGCCGTTCTTGTCGGTGTACAGCCCGCCGTGGTTGGAGCCCATCTGCTGGCTGTTGTCGAAGGCCCAGCTTTCCGACTCGTCCGGGGTAGCAGCAATCGGCTGGGTCAGCACCACGGTCGGGGTAACGGTGGGGCCGGGTGCCGCCGAAGTGGCGGCTGGCATGTTGGCGTGCTGCTTGATGATGCCGTGTGCGTTGGCGATCTTCTTGGCGTAGTTGTTCGAGCCCCAGTTGGTGTCCAGAATCTCGGCGTACTTGCCGGCGTCCAGCAGCTTTTTGTACTTCTCGACCTTGGCCTTGACGGTTTTGAAGTTGGTGTTGGTCGGCGCGATCTTGGCCAGAACCAGGTGGTCAAGGTAATCGTGGACCTTGCTGTGCCAGGAGGTATCCGCCGGAGCCGCCTGGGGCGGGGGTGACGCCAAGTTTGGGTTCTGGTGCAGGGCCGCGAGCAACTGCAGGTGCTTTTGCTCGCCGATGGCTCCGTTCACCAGGTCGTGGTGTTCCTTCACCATCTGCGTGATGTTTTGGCCAGCGTCAACAGCGTCCTCAATTACCTTCAGCCAAGCCTTGTGCTGCGCTGGGGTCGGAACTTGCTGTGCTAAGAGGGCAGCGGTGTAGCCGGCGGCGGAGACCTCGTTGGGGTCCGCGCCGGTCAGGTCGGGATTGCCGGCGTCGGTGGGGGTTACACGGTGCCAGCGGCCATTTTGCAGGATGTAGGTGATCCCGTTGATGGTCTTGGTGTCGCCTTCTTGGGGCCAGTTTTGATTGTGGTGAAATGAATTGGGCGGGAACAAGGCGTTAAGCGCCTCGGCGCCGTCCATGTTATTGCCGTCATCCGTGACCCACTCCAAAGCGGTCATCTTGGACGGCAAGCTCCACGCTTTAATCTCTTGCACGGGCATCTTAACACCCGCCAACACCTCTAGTGCCAGATGCTTGGTCGCATACGTCTGTATGTATTGGCCAGCAGGATCTTTCCAGCTTCCATCGGGAGCTTTGGCGAAGGTCTGGTTGTCCAGCGTCACCTGGCTTTTAGGCTGCTTCGGCGCAGCACCCGTCGCAGCCGCTTCACCACTCCCGGTTTTGACCGCGCTACCGTTCAGCCCCAGCGACTGCAAGTGCATCAGGTGATCCATGGCCCGATCCACCGCATCGTCGTCGTCAGGGTCTGCCACCCAATCCTGCAGCGCCTGATAAGCCAGTGATTCCTGCTCGTCTTGACTCAAGGAATCGTAAAACAGCGCCTGCTTGATGGTGGGCGCCTTGCCATGGGCGATGGAAGACACCCAGTCCTGGAGCACGTCGGCCTTTTCCGCCTTGCTGTACAGGTCGACAAAATGCGGCTTGATTTGCAGGTCGTAGGCGGCCTTGCCCAGGATGTTTTCCAGGTTCTGTTGCGCCCACAGGGCTGCCGAGGTGTTGTCCTTCAGCGCCTGGGCAAAGGCCGCGATCTGCGGCTTGGTCGGCGTCTTGCCCGCGAGCATGGCGGCGTACCAGCCCGGAAAATCCGGGTCGTCCACCTGGCCGGCAGTCACCGGATCGGCTTGTGGCCCCGGCTGATTGGCGGCGATGGTCGGCGCGTCGTCCTGCTTGACCTCCCACTTGCCGTTTTTGAGCACCATGTCGACCAGGCCGAGGGTATAGAGAGCACCTTCGCTGTAGGAGTCGCCGCTGACCAAATTGGCCTGCCCTTTGGGAAACAGGGCATTCATCACCTGTACCGGGTCAGCTCCTTCCTTGTATAGATCATGAGCCACAACAGAAACGGTCGTTTCTGGAAAGTGCTTCAACCAGGCTGGGTCTGGACCTTGGCCAGAGAGAGCTTCCAGAGCCAAGAAAACAGGGCTGAATTCCGAGATGCCTTCGCCATTCTCGTCGTACCAGGCACCATTTTGGTGAGTGAAAACCTCACCATACAAGGTAACGGTCTTGGCTTTTTCCGGAGCCGTAGCCGGTGCGGCATTGGCCTGCGCATAATCCTTCAGCGTCTCGTTATGCTTGGCCAGCAACTGGTCGGCCACGTAGGCCCACACGTGGGGGGCGCCGGCAGCGTGAGCCTCTTTATTTAGCTTGACCATGCCGTAAGCCGTTACTTTATCCAGGTACTGGCTGACCGCCGCAGCCACCAATTCGTTCTGCTGGATGGCGCTCGCAAATTCGTAAGCCCCGGATTCGTGCTTCGTCGGCTTGGAACCGTTAGCCAGTGCAAAAACCCAGTCCATCTGCAGCTCTTGCACCGACTTATGGGTGTCAAACAGGCTGTTCATTACCGCATCCTTCATCGCCTGGGTCACGCCATCGTCGTCTTTCGGCGACACCCGGTGCCAGCGCCCACCTTCCAACTGATAGGTCACGCCATTGATTGTTTTGGTGTCGCCGTCGTATGGGTTGCTCAGACCATCCTTGTCCGCCGCAATCTTGTTGAGAGCCTTGAGCGGGTCCACGCCATGCTTGATCGCCAGGTCCACAGCCTGCTCTTTGGCAGATGCGGTGGCCATGAGGGTGTCGACGGTGCCGGTGGCCAGCAAACTAGCCACCATGGCTACCGGACTGCCTAAGCCATAGCTTTGGTTGTTCGGCCCGTCCCACCCGGAAGGGGTCTTTTTCAGCGCCTGGCCATTCACGGTCACCGTCGTTTCAGCGGTGGTCGCCTGCGGTCCAAACAACTGGGTCAGCCAGTCGTTATCGTCATCCGCTTGGGTGGCGCCCGCCTTGGCCTGGTGGGCTTTTTCCAGCAGGGCGCTCGCCTCCGCCGCAAACTTGGCCAGCTTCTTCTGGTAGTTGTTGCTGCCAAACTTCTCGGCCTTAAGACCAGCCACGTCACCGGCCTGCACCAGGGCCTCCAGCTTGGCGATTTTGCCGTTGACCGCCTTGGCATTGGTGTTGGTGATCGGCAGCTTCATGGCGTCCAGCTTCGCAGCCAGGACGCTTTTCGATGTCGTTACCCGCTTGGTATCTTGGGCCTGCGCGGGCTTGGGAGCGGCCAGGGGTTCCTGGGCTGCCTTGGGCTTGGTGACCACCACCTTGGGCTTGGGCGGCGCTTGCTGGTCGGCAGGCGCCGTCACCGCCTCCTTAAGCTTGGCCACCAGGGCCGCGTCCTCTTTCTGCTCGGCAGGAGGAATGTCGGCCTGGCCCTTGTCTTCCTCTAGGTGGTCGATGGCGGCTTGCAGGGCTGCGTCCTTCGTGCTCTCGGCATTGCCCGGCTTTGTCTCTGCGGCGTCCGGCCAGGCCGCTGCACGGACCTTGTCGGCCCACTGGAACAGCTTGGTGGCACTCGCGCCGTTGATGACAAACACTGACGCTTTGGCCTTGGCGATGCGCTTGTCGAAGGCATCTTGATTACCCTCCTTGGCCGCCTTGGTCAGATCAGCGACAGCGTGCAGGACCACCTTCTTGACCTTGGGCGGGTTGTCGAGCAACTGCTGCAAGGCGGGGCTTGCTGGTTTGTCTGTCGGCTGCGATTGGGCGGCTGACTTGGCATCACCTTCCTCCGGTGTCGCACGATGCCAGCGCCCGTCCTTCAGGATATAAGTGACACCGTTGATGGTTTTGGTGTCGCCGTCCTGGACCTCACGCAGCTTCACATGCACATCCTTGCCCTTGGTTTCCGACGAGACAACCTCGTAGCGCGTCCCCTTGGGCAGCGCCTGCTCGGTCCCCGGCTTCATGTGTTCCCCGTAAATGAAGCTGATATCACGGGCTGACTTCTGATCGACCAAGGTCATAAAGACCTGGTACGAACCAAACTGCCCCGCCAAGTCGAGAGCGATGTTGTTCATCCCCGTCTGCCCTGGGGCCGACGGGTCAGTGTGCGTCCACGAAGACAAGGTCCGCGTCTGCACGCCAGGCTTGGTTTTGTCACTGGCCAGGCTTGCGACAAACTGCGCTTGCTCCTTCTTGGATTCAAACGCCACCACCCGATGCAATGGGGCCTGGCTCTTGTCCGGCTGCATGCTGTTGATCAACCCCAGCAGCGCCTTCGATGCAAAGTGATCGGGGTCTTCGTTTATTTCCGTAAAAGCGCCGCTTGAAAATGCAGCCAAGGCGGCCATGGCAGCCTTTTCTGGATCGTTTGCCAGTTCATCCGGCAGGTCGTCCAGCGTTGAATAATTTTCGTCTTCGTCCAAGGCATCTTGAAAGGCTTGAAATTCAGCCTTGACCTGATCGTAGGTCTTACCTTTCGTAGCGGCGTGCTGCGGCTTGGGTTTGGCGTCCGCCTGGGGCGCGGCCTTGACCTTGGCAGCTTCGGCGTAGACCTTCTCGAAAAAGGCCCCGACCTTGTTGATTTCCGCCTGCGAGGCCCCGCCAGACTTCAGGTGCGGATCGACGAACTGATCCCCAATTTTCAGCAAGGAGTGCCCGTTGACCGATTTGTCCGCCAGGTCGACCAGCAGGTTTTTGGCGGCCTCACTGGTCAATCCTTCCGGTTTCGGGGTTTTGGCAAACGCCGCATTAAAGGCTTGCTGCTGGTCTTCGTCGTACTCCAACACCTTGACCGGCGTACCGGGCGGCAGGGCGATCTTTTTGTCGTCGATAGCCTTGGCGACAGCCTGAGTGGCGAAGTGGCACTGCACCAGCCCCATGCCATCCTTCGGGATATTGGTGCCCGTACCCACGGCATATGCTTGCCCAATCGCCTGCTGCACAGACGCTGCTGGCTTATCCGGCTTGGCCTCGGGCTGCGGTTTAGACTTGGCCTCGGGCTTGGCCTCGGGCTGTGCCTCGGGCTTGGTTTCCGGCTTGGCCTCGGCTTTTGGCTTGGCCTTGGACGCCTCCACCAGCTTCGTGGCCATCTCCCCCATCAACTCTTCGTACTTGTCCTTGCCAATCACGTCCAGGACGCCCTCCAGCAGCTTGGCGGCCTTGTCCGGCTGGCTTTGCGCTAGGGCGTGATACGCCTTGGCCTGGCTAATGGTGGGTGCCTTGCCTGCCATCAGGGCCTGCTTCCACCCCGTCACCGCCGCCGAGGCACTGGCCTTGTCCTGGATCGCCTTGGCCTTGGCCTGCAGCGCAGCGACGTGGTCCTCAGGCTGCTGATCCGCCCCCGCGTGCTCGGAGGCCAGCTCTTTCGCCGCCTTGATCTCGGTGGCCTTCTTGGCGTGATAGTGCAACTGGTCCTGATCGGTATGCACCGCCGGGTTGAACTGGTGCCAACGTGGAGGATTGCCGTACAGCACCATGCCGGGCTGGTTGGCGATCTTCTGGGCGGCTTTCACGAAATATACGAGCATGGTGGTCTACCGATGGACTGGGATTGGTTAGGACTGACTGGAGGGTTGCGGGGCCTCGGGGAACATCTCCCCGGTGGCCTCCAGCACCGCCCGCTGGCCGGTGTGGTTCTGAAAACGCCGCACGATCACGTCGCAGTAACGCGGATCAAGCTCCAGCACGCGCGCCTGGCGCCCGTGGCGCTCGGCGGCAATCACCGTGGTGCCCGAGCCGCCGAAGGTGTCGAGCACCAAGTCGCCACCCTTGGTGTTGTTAAGCATTTGATATTCAAACAAAGCCACCGGCTTCATGGTGTTATGAGACATCCCAATGGCCGTTTGAAATGACTCTGCACCTTCAACGGATAAATTAACCACATCGCCAGAATAAGGCACTTTATTGATGCGATTGATATACCGAGTGGTAAATAAAACGCCGTTCCATTCAACCGTCGACGTGTGAGATTTGCTACAACCCCGATCCCATAAGCGAATGGTGTAGCACGAACGCGTCGATTTAAACTTTCGATCTTTTATTTGTCCGCCAGCAGAATGCACATGGAGATTGGCCCTGTAGCCAACGCTTTCAGCTAAAACGCAAATTTGTGAAGCAAGACGCGCTGACACGGTTTTAGCCTGCCAATGATCTCGCACTTTGCCTCCGTCACCAGCCAAATACCCGTGCAGCAACGCAAGACGCCAGGAACTATCCAAGCTAAATACCTGCTCATCAAGCACCTTGCTTGATGCCCCGCTGCCGCAAATATCAAGCAATAGTCTCCCAAGCACTGGATCAAACACAACCAAGTTAATCCCATCGCCATGATTAGGGTAGACGCCATAAGAAACCCCAGGCGAAGCAACCGATAAAACGCGATCAATTAAGTCTTGCTCTTTTTTGTGCAAAGAAAAGCGGGGATATACATTATTGCCATGCCCAGCTTTTTGCGTGCTTCCCTCTGCGCAATACAACCCAACCACAAACCAAAAGTCCGGAATCCTTGCCAAACCATCGACAAGCGGTTCATCTTGGCGAACAACTGGCGTCATTGTGTAATCGCCGACCCGCAGTTGATCAGCCGGCAACCACATGACTTCGTGCGAAAGATAGTTTTTTGACTTGTTTCGCTTAATTCGGCAGATTAAAAATGGATGATTATCTGTCGCCAGCGTCGAGATATTTGTGCCACGCACAGAAATCTCGTAAAGACAATCTGACATGTGTGGATGCCGCGATGTCCACGTGACACCCCTCATCTTTCCGTCGCTCGCAAGCACCTTATCGCCAACAGCGACATCACCAATCTCACAAAACCCACGAGCCGTTACAACCAATGCGTTAGGATGCAAACACGGGTGTTCGCCGTTGCGCAAGGGCTTGTCGAATTCTAGGACGGTGGTCTGCTTGCGGTCGCTGGCCCACAAATGGCCCGAGCCGTCTTTCCAGCCGTAAATGCAGGGTTCGTGCTGGTAGTGGTAATCCTGGCGTCCCAGCACCAGCGAGGACTTTTTCCAAATCAGCGCCTGGCGAAATTTCCAACCGGTATCCCGGCAGGCGCCGCGAAAGTTGTAGCCCTCGGCATCGGAGTGCCAGATGTAGAACACGGCGCCAGGCTTCATCACCGCGTCCGCCGCCACAAAGGCATCGCGCAGGAACTGCCGAAACGCCTCGTCGCCCATCGAATCGTTCTTGATGGTCAGCTTGTCCTTGGTCAAGCTCTCGTAGGCCACGTTGTAGGGCGGATCGGTCAGCAGCATGTCGACCTGAATGCCGGGACCGACCAGGCGCTCGACGTCGTCCAGGCGCGTGCTGTCGCCACAGAGCAGGCGATGCTTACTACCCAACAGCCAGACATCGCCCGGCTGGGTGATCGCCTCGGCCTGAACCTCGGGAGCCTCGTCCGGGTCGGTCAGGCCCTCGACGGGCTCCTCCTCCGTGAGCCCCAGCAGACGGTTCAGTTCGTCCTCGTCAAAGCCGGTCAGGTCCAGGTCATAGTCCAGGTCCTGCAATTCCTGCAGTTCCAGGGCCAGGAGTTCCTCGTCCCACTCGGCCAGTTCCGCCATGCGGTTGACGCTCAGGCGAAACGCCTTGATCTGCGCCTCGGACAGGTCGTCCGCCAGCAGCACCGGGACGGTGGCCAGCTTGAGCTTGCGCGCCGCCTTCAAACGCAGGTGGCCATCGACCACCGTACCGTCGGACTTGGCGACCACCGGCACCCGGAACCCGAATTCGTGGATCGCCGCTGCCACCCGGTCCACCGCGTGCTCGTTCTTTCTGGGATTACGTATGTAATCAATCAGCCGCTCCAGCGGCCAGTGTTCGAGTTGTTGTTCGGTCGAGAGCATGCGGCAGCGTCTATCGCGGAAGGGGATGCCGCTAGGGTATTGTCACGACTGACACCGCCATCGCCACGAGGTTTTTTCTTTACACGTCAAGCCAGTCCACTACCCCAGTGGACCGGTCCACTACCCCAGATCCAGCCCGGGTCGCTTGTCAGGAGCGCGCAATCGAAGTTGACGCGCCTTGAGTTGGACCGTCTGCGGCTCGCCAAAGGCCACCGCCAGTTCCGCCGGCTGCTCCGGGGTCGGCTGCTCGTTCCGCCGGCAGCGGAAACCCGCATCTTTTCCAGTGCTGGTTTTCAGCCCGCAGCAGCAAAGATCCTGCACCCGGGCCTTAATCAGTTCAGTTCCACAGTTAGCACAACGCACCACGGTAATGGGTCCGTCCGGGGTCGCGTGCTTACGCTCCAGCACCCGGCCAAAACAGACCCGGCACACATGATCGGTCAAACGCCAGGTAAAAAGCTCAACTGGGACGGTCGCGTGCGGCATGCAGCAATCCAAGGTAGGCAATGGGTAGTAGCGGCGAGAATAGCGATCCCGGGCTGGCGTCGCGCCGCCACCAGCAGAGCCTCGGTGATGCTGGCCACTTGGACAGGTAGCGGCTCCAAGCGCCCCACCAATAGCACCTGCATCTGATGGATACGCAGGCCCTGGGGCGGCACGGTACGCCGATAGCGCCCGGTGAGCAGTTCACGCTCCCGGTTGTAACAAGAGATGCAGATCTGGCCACGTACCAGCCGTTTATCAGTACAGCCACAACGCAGGCACTCCCGCGAGGACGGGGCTTGCGGGGCCGGAGCCTCTCCGGCATGGCAGGCACCGATTTCGCAGCCCCGACACACCCGCAGGATGTCCCAGGGCTCGGCCTTACGCGCCCGCTTCCAGTTTTGGGCGCAGGCCTGCGGGGTGAGACGTAGGTTACCTGTATGGTTAGGACAGGTGAACAGCTCACACGCGCTCATGACCGTTACCTCGCTCCGTGCATGATGCCTATCGGGCTTGATTTTGCTCCAAGGCTTCCAGCAAACCCTTGCTGGGACTGAATTTTGCGGTGTGTTTAGCCGGAATCGTTAGGGGTTCACCCGTCTTGGGATTGCATCCCTGCCGCGCCGGTTTCGATACCGGCTTGAGCTTGCCCATGCCGGGCAGCGTCACCTCTTCACCCCGGCGTAAAGCCGCCGTCATCTCGTCGGCCATGACGCGCATCAGTGTGCGCACAGTCACCTTAGTATGGTCGGTTTCCGCCGCAATAGCGGTAATCAGTTCAGCCTCGGTCATAGTTTGTTTCTCGTTACAGGTTTCCTTTAGTGTAGTACGGGATTAAGTGTAAGTCACGCATACGTCAACATTTTCCCCTGCCCCGCGTTGGCAGTGCTCTTGGTTATCCTCATTACCTCGCCGCCAGGTCATCGCCAGTTGTCCCTAGCCGCTATCTCGGTCTTATGTCGCTAGGCGCCCGTTACAGCCATCGTGTCGGCCAGGGCCATCTCCACTAGCCTGAGCGCCTGTCCCTGCCTGATTTCGTCTCCTGTGACGCGCAGAACGCGCCACCCCAACAAGAGCGCCGCATTGTATTTTTCCAGATCCGCCCGAAACCCGCCTGGGCGCGTGTGTCGTCCACGGGTATAGATCCCTCCTTCCACCTCCAATGCGAGGAGGTGCTCCGGCCAGGCGAAATCAAACCGCCAGCGTCGGCTTGGGTGAAAGCGAAATTCGCGCTCATAACGCGGCATCCCCGCGGCATCGAGGTGCCAGGACATGAGCTGTTCCAGGCGACTGGTAGTCATCAATTTAATTTACGCCACCACAACGGCAAGGTAAGACCGTGGGCGCGTCGCTGCTACATACAGCCCGCGATTAAAGGCAAAGGCCGAGCGCATCCGATCAAGATCATTGAGATCGACAATCGCGGTATCGAAAGTTGAGCCCTGAGATTTATGTGTCGTTAGGGCATAAGCGTGGCGTAGTGGAGCAAAAGCCCGGCGCAAGGCCCAGGCTTTGCCGGAAGCTGCTTTGGCTTGCGTAGTAAATTCATCGCCCGCACGTTGATTCTCCAGGCGTAACTCATCATCACGAATGCGACGGGCACTGGCATACGCCGCATCAGCTTTCGCCTTCAGCTCTCGCCATTGCCCAAATTGGGCGCCGATCTCCCGCTCCAAATTCGCCGGATCATCCGGTAAATAAACCGCCACCTGCTCGCCGGTATCTCGTTTCAGAAATACCTGATGCGCTGGGATCAAGTCCCACTGGGGATGTTTCTTCGGCTGGATATGCTGAATCACCGCCTCCTCACTGGTAATCAGCATCGTCTTTAGCCCGGTTATCTGGCCATCGTCCTCACATTTCAGGGCATCGCATTGACTGTGCAGGATGACCCGCTCTCCCACCACAAAAGGCTTGGCTTGTGGTCCATGCAACGCCTCATGAATCGCCCGGTTGTAGCGATTGACCGCCTCATTGGTGAAAGCCAGCACCCGGGCATCCCGTCCGGCATTGATCTCATAAAGGGCAAAATTCATCACGGTATGAGCATCCCCTGGCACCAGGGCCGCTTGAGGATGCTCATGCAGGGATGGCAGTACAGCCGCCATGGCGGTTATATCTGCGCGTTGTCCTGACTCGATGGCGCGACGCAGTAACAACGACAACTGAATGATGGGATTGTCCGCCGCCTGACGCACCACTTCGGTCAACATCACCTGCAAAGACACCTGATGAAAAGTCGGGCTCTCTGCCTCATTGGCCTCGACGGGTGGCAGTTGCGCCGGGTCACCGACGAACAATACCCGCGTCTGTCGCTTGCACAGCACCACCTGGCGAAAGAGATCGGCACCGATCATCGAACACTCGTCGATGATCACCACATCGTATTTATGCAGCGATGGATTGCGGGCGCTTTTGCACTCCTGACTCCCGTCCTCCCGCTCGGTCAACTGCAACCCCAGCAGAGAATGAATCGAGCCGAATGCCACCCGCGTTCGCTCCTCCAGGTGCCCAATGTTATCCAGCGGTTCCTCTGCCACCAGTCCACCGGCTTCCAGGATCTTCTCACGCAGCACTTTGACCGCCTTATTGGTCGGCGCCGCGACAGCAACCGTCATGCCAGGATCAAGGTCATGAATCAACTTGCCGACCAAGAAGGTCTTGCCCGTGCCGGCGTAGCCACGCAGCACAGCCAGACCGGCGTCACTGCGTCCTTCCAGAAAATCCAGCAGCACGGCATAGGCCATAGCCTGTTGCAAGGTCAAGGTAGCTGATGATGGCGTAGAAACAGGCATCACGGGGCTCCTGGGGAATTTATTGAATTTTTATGACGCCTGTCAGAGAAATGTCAGAGAAATTATCGAAGTAGAATCAACGTTTTGGCGAATTTTTAATACTTATGACGCTTATTAGCTTTTTTCCTCTTATCCTTAGCTCTCCAGAGAAGAGCGTCATAACGTCAGAAAAATAGAGGACTCGCTAGAAACGTAAGTAAATCCAAGGCTTGAAGCCATAATTTTTCTGACACGGGGCGTCAGAAAAATGTCAGAAAAATAGGAAATTGTCAGAGAATTCAGCCGCGACGCACTCATGACCGTACCTCCTGCTTGACGTACTTGGCGGCGATCAACCGCTTCTGCGGACGGCCGGCACCACTGCCGGTCTTCACTGCCACCTCGAAAATGACGCCATCGTTCAACATCTGCTCGACCAACTCACTGCGCTTATCATTAGGAAGATTGCGATAGGCTCGCACACAGGCCGGCAATGCCCCTCTGGCCATGCCGGCACTCTTTTCCCCATAAATCTTGGCCAGCACGGTGTCGTAGACCGACGCCTTGCCATCACCCCCGTGCAGTATATCGAATTGCTCTACCATGGACACCATCCGCGACCGCACATACGCCAGGCTCCAATCGAGCAAATCACGATCCACCACCGGCGCCCTCGGCTGCCGCCAGACCGCTAGACCTGCGGCAATGCGACGCAAGATGCCCCGCGCTGCCAGCAACAAGGGACGTACCCGCCGCTCAGCCGAGACCTCATCCAGTATGCTATATGCTGCCGCCAAATCCACTTGGAACGGCACAATCATCGCCGTAGGCAGGGTTTCAGCATTTCCATGGAAGATATCTACCAGATTGTGGTGCAGGGCCTCGATAGGTTTTAGGTTGCGGATCGCCATCAGGTGTTCCGCCACCCAAGGGGGGGGCGGGGCCGGGTCAGGCTCATGTACTTCGGCCGCGGTATCGTCACCGATGGCCAGCAGTAATTGCTCTAAAGCGCCGCGCCCCAATTCCGAAGCTCGCAACAAGGTAACCAGATGATCACTGCCCACCAGGGCGAACAGTGACAGGGCCGGCGACTGGATCACCGGCTGATCGTCTTTCACCTCGGTACGGCGAATCCCCGCCTCCTCCGGGCCATCCAACTGGATCGGCTTGCCGTCATAACAGGCCGCTAAAGTCGCCAGTGCCTGCTCCTGTAGGCCACTCGGTTGACGCCTGGCAAAAGCAGAAAGCCCGCCATAGTCGTCACTAAGATACAGGGCCGCCGGCGACCGCATCAGGGTTTTGTAAATGGTCTGCGGCGAGGTAAATCGGGTGGCGCGAATCATGCGCATCAGTCCCGCCTCCGCAAGCAGGCGCCGCACGGCATGGTGGGCATACCGCAGCTCACCCACCGTCCGCGCCGCCGCCCCCAGGTACAGGGACAAGGGATCGCCCTGCGGTGTGACATAAAGCCGTGATGCTATCGTGCCGACTAGGCAAAGCACCGCCTGCTGCGTCACCACCGGATAACTGACCGCGGCACCGGCGGCTATCCAATCCGCCACGGCATTCAGATCACTAACCGGGAATGGCATCACCGCTGGTTCGGTCACGGGTGTTACAACCAACTCGGGGGCCTTACGATTGGCCTCCTCTACGGTCTGTCCCGTAACCGCCTCAAAGGCCCTGGCCTCGCGGGTCGCCCCATTCACCCACCCGGCATCCATCGCCAGCTTGAATAACGTCGCTAATTGGACGCCGCTCCCGCGATCGGTGAAGCTTTTCCATTTCGCCCGACACACCTGGGCGTCGTACTTCGGCCCGGTCGCGCTCCACTCGTTCCACAACCCGAAGGCATTGACCGCTCCGGTACTGTGCAGGGCCATGCCAATTTGTAGCCATTGATCGTATTGTCGATCCGGGTCCAGATAACCCAGGGCCTGGCGAATCTCCAGGCACTGCGCCGGACTCAGTGGCAGATTCGCCCCCACCACCGGACCATCCCCCGTCACCGGGGGAGCGATTACCGGCGGGGCGGCGAACAACGCCACTACCTCTGCCAGCACCTGCGGGTCGATTGGGGCCAGGTCTTCAGGAACGCCCGCCAATCTCTGTCCGGTGATGGTGACGTATCGCCCGGTCACCCAGCCCTGTAACCGCGGGCTGGTGATGGCCCTTTCCAGTGCACCAAAACCAATGACGCGGATGCCTGTTCCCGATGGACTAATCTCGGCATAAGTGCCCAGGCGATGAATCGCCGCCAGCGCCACTGGATCAATCACCCCGCTATGGGCATCCCGCACATGATCAAAATCTAGCGGCAGGATGCCGTTCTCCCTGCGCACGTTGAAACCGGCACCATCATAATCCGCGCCCTCTTCCTGATAAGCCGCCAGCACCGTGCCCCAATCGCTCCAGGTATGTGGATTGATAGAGGAGGCATGGACGCCGCGCACGGTATAGGGCACCTTGCTTATGCCACCGTCCTTTTTCGGCTCAGCCTTCCACAGCACCCACTGGTCAATATGGCGCAGGATTGCCGGCACGTTATCCGGCAGCAAAGACAGCCCCAGCCAAACGTGCTTGCCATCCATCGAGGGCGGGCCTAACGGCGTATCTGTCAGCACGGCTCTAACCCAACAACTTGTAACACCAGTTCCACCTGCCCCTCCTGGACCTGCCAGGCGTGCTCGGCCAGCACTACTGTATCGGTATGTTCACCTTGTCCTGGTAGGATCACCCAGCAATCACGCTCTTCCGCCTCGGAGCAGGATCGTGCCCAAAACCGCTGGCCCGCCAGGTTGGAATAGCGATAGCCCACTGGGCAGTGCTCGATTTCAATCAGCGTGGCGTGCATGGTCATCCCGGTGTATTTTTTGTAGCGGGTATCGTCGCGTCATATCCCCGTGTGGCCCCAGACAACCAATCCGAAACAGTACGCCAGGGGACGCCCAGGGCGGCGCCAATGCGTTCACAGCCTAGCCCTTGGCCTTGTAGGCGCAGGGCCTCCCGCACCGTCTCAGCCGGGTATTTGGCGCGTTGGTGCCATTCCCCGACTCGATGGCCGGAGGGGCCATAAAGCTGTTTCATCGCCAGGGCTTTTTGAATTGAATGTTGATCAGGACCATCACCAGGATGGCGACACCAATGATCCCGGCCACTTCCAAAAATGCTCTTAGCGCATCCATCAGACGGATGCCCCCCGACTACGCAGATCCAGCACGGTTTTATAAGCCGGCTGAATCCTGTCTTCCGCCACGTCCCCGTTAGCGACGTGAAAAATGATGAGTTCAGCTTGGCAATTGAGCATCGCCAGGTTGAAATCCGTGACCGCTTGTTCTGTTTTCCGTGGCTGCGTATCCGCCACGGGCCACCATTTATCGACGATCTCGATCGCTTGACGACTAGGCTGCATTCGGATATCCCCAGATATTTCGTTTCAGGCCCGGCGATACCGGGAGACTGGATAGCACCTCAAAGGCGTGTTTTGCCTCATTTTCCGCCACTGCCATTCCCTCACGGCAGAAAGGGCACCGCTTAACCTTTCCATGTTTGATGTCGTTCAACCGATCCCGGTCGATGATTTCTTCTCTCCCGCAGCAGGTCCAGCGGATTAGATCCAGGTTCCCGTGCGGTCGCAGATAGATTGCCGCCCCCAACCTGGTATCCGGCGCATAGATCAATTTCCTACTCATCCCCGTCACTCCCAGAAATTCCCCGGCACCCCAGACGACGGGCGGCTACAGTCAAGACATGGGACCGCCCGAGGATGGTCTCCTCCAGGTAGCGAGCGGCCAGGACTGATATCGGAAGCTGTTCGACTTCTGCCAGCAGATGTAGCGCCGCCTTGGCCTCGGGGCTCAAGCGGATGTGCAGATCGGGCTTAGTCAGCATGGCGGCCCCTCAGGCAAAAAAAGGCCCGCGGTAGGGGGTCCGCGGGCACAAAGCCCCCAGGGTGGGGGCGAGGGGAGAGCACGATGAAAACTGACATGCTAGGCGGCCTGAGCGCCCAACGCCGATGGACTGTCGGAAGACTGGGAGGAAAAAACCTCATCCAGCGTCAGCCCATACAGTTGAGCCATGCGCTTGGCCAGATCGACACGCGGAAACTGCGTGCCGGCCTCAATCCGCGACAGGTTGCCAGGATCGGTGCCAAGCTCGCGGGCCGCTTCAATCAAGCGCAGCCCCATGGCGAGTCGTTTGTTACGAAGGGTACTCATGATGGTGAGTATATTGCGCCAAGCGCAATTTGCAAGTCAAGCACTCTTTGCGCCTGGCGCGAAACGATTGATCCTGGCCAGGCGCAAGATAAAGCCATGGAGCAGGGGCATCACATCGGCTGGGCGATCAAGCAGGTCATCGAGGCGCGAGACATCTCGCAGCTTCGCTTGGCTGAGCTGTGCGACAAAGACCCCGCGACCATCACGCGCTGGCTCCGCCACGGAAAATCCATCGGTAGCGAGTACGTCAGGATCATCGCTGACTTCCTGGGGATGAAAGTCTCTGATCTCTATAAGATCGCGGAAGATGGGATTTTCCGCCCCATCACTGCCGAAGACGAGCGCAAGGCCAGGCTCAAGGCGATGATCGACGGCCTTGATCCTAGCCAGCTCAGTATTTTGTTTCCCGAGAATCCTCCGGACCCTAAACGGGAGACATCCAGCAAGGCGGCCTAGCCGCAAGGTCAGGCCGAAGGGGAAGGTTGCGCCCGCAACCTCTGCCCTAAGAAATTTTCGCTTGCCTGTAAAATTGCGCTTGACGCAATGTTTGGCATGTACTAAAGTTTGCACTAGACGCAAATTTAGCCAGCCAACGTGTCACCAGGAGAAAAAACCATGCAGGTTTACGTCATAGAACGCACCGATGGCCTCGTCAAAATCGGGCGCAGCATCAACCCAAATCAGCGCATCAAGTCATTAGAACGTCAGGGAGGGTTTCGCAGCTCACGCGCTTGGATTTCCATCCCTGGCACCTTCGATGCCAAAGCCGAGATCCGCGCTCATCACGTTTTGGACGGCCATCGTGCCATCGGTGAATGGTTTGACGTGGACTTTGACCAAGCTGTTGTTGCGGTTGTAGATAACGGCAAGACGCCACCTCCAGCCGTAGATTACAAGTCGCCGCGTTCCGAAAACTCCAAGACGCGATTTGCTGACCGATTGTCTCAAGCCCTTACGCTGGCTGGCGTGACTGATAAAACCATCGACAAAAAGCGCCACTTGTCCGCCATTGCCAGCGTGACCGAACGCCATGCAGGCAACTACCTGACTGGTGAAAAGTTACCAACGATGGAAGGAATGATTGGCCTGGCTATACAGCTTGGCGTGGCACTGGAATGGCTGGCTACTGGGCGCGGACCTATGTTGCCAGTGCTGACTGAACTTTCGCATCAATAACACAACAGCCATCCCGGCCTGGCGAGGAGGGGAGATGAAGATCCAGCACATGATCAGCGAGCTAGAGGGCACCATCCACGGTGCCCCCAAGCTCAGCGAGGTTGCCAACCTTTCAGACGACGATCTGCGCCGTCTGGAAGCTGGGGCGTACAGGTTCCAAAGCGCAGCCCTCACGGAGCTAGGGCGTCGTGTACAGGACCGTTTCACGGCCATTGCGATGGGACAGGGAAAGTCCTTCTCCGGTGTCCGTCAGGAGCCAGCCCATGAATAAGCTGGCCGAAGTCACCCAGGCCATGAGCCTTCACGTGACGCGGGAATCACTCGCCCAGGCCACGGATGCCGATCTGGATAACTTCGAGTCGTCTGCCTACCACCTCCAGCGCCTGGCATTCGAGGAGCAATGCCGGCGCGAAGCGGCTCGGCGCAGCATAAAAGGTGGTAACCCCGATGATTGAGCTTACCACCTTCGCCGTCTTCCTCCTTTTCATCGGTGGCCTGTCCCTCGCCTTCGCCGTCATGGCCATCCTGGCCGACGTAATCCTCCCATCTCTCGCACGTCACCATTGGCGGCGCCCGGCTGCCACGTATCGGAGGGCCAAGTCATGACGCTGATGTATTACGGATGCCCGTGTCATGGCATGGGCGACATCTTCGAGGACGACAGGCCAGAGTATCCGCCAGATCAGCCGACCCCGCTTGAGATTGCCAGACAGGAAATTCTTAACGGGCTTCCGCTGATCGAATACCTCCGGCGAACCGGAGACACGCAAATCGACGAATGGGCTTCACTGCTGGCTGAATTTGGCACCGAGGAATCGAAATGACACCCACCCAATACCACGCCGCCCTGACAACAACCACTGCGGGACTTCTCCGCCAAGCCGGATGCCAGATACTCGCCGCCAGCGCCATTAATGGCCGGCCCTGGCTCAAGGCAAAACTTCCATCCAACCTG